TGCAAATCATATCTGACTGACAAAGTGTCACCATGGAGAACTTTTTGCCTATATCGCTCATAGTGCTTATCTCATCCATCATGATTTGTGGGTATGAAGGTATGTTTTCCATGATTCCGTACTGTTTTTGTGCTTTTTTCGCTGCTCTGACCTTCAATTACATCATTGCAATCAAGGTCACTCTCCATCCTGCCACTGGCAGAGCTCTGAAAATCATCGAGGAGTGTTTCAAGGCTTCGGCCTTAGAGACACCAGAGCGGGAGGAGGATGATCTAATGGTTGACACAAGTGGTGATAAACCAGAGATCAAGGTTAGACAGGGACGGCGTATCCAGTATGCCACCAAGGTAGCACTTCAAGTTAAAGGAGAGCTTGGACTCCTCACTTATTGTGAGGCTAACCGACTCATCTATCAACGAGCGTGCCTTGCGAAAATGAAGAAGCACAACGTGCGGACGTCGCACATTGCTCACATCCTTCCGATGGCGGTGGGTACGTGTTTCAAACCTTTAGATTCCGACTTTTTGGGGGCTTCAATAGCTGTGTCCTCAGAATGTAAGGAGTTGAGGGCGAGAATAGCTGCCTGCCGTGACATGTAGGGGTGCCTTTCCGTGGGTCATGGCTTCACTACCCCCACCATTAGGGATGGTAGAGGAGAGATCGGGAACATGACTGTCACGGTTGGGACAAAGGACGCAAAGTCCAGGAAGATTTACCAGCTAGCCACTAATGCTGTGGTCGGCCTAGTTGGTGTGCATAACCACAGCTTGGGTAATGTTCGGAGGGGGTTAATTGAGCGAGTATTTAATGTGGAGCGGGATGGAGTTCTAGTCCCCACCATAAAACCCAACCCCCTAATCGTGGAAAACACGTTGCGACACTTCCGATCCCGTTTTCTTCGTGCGTTTGGTTCGTGCTACCCTGTAACACCCCAGGAATTCTTGGGGTTTTACAAGGGCACCAAACGACAGATGTACGAGAGGGCGGTGAAGGAGTTGGACGTTCGCGCTTACGAAGCTCGCGACGCATGGTTGACCACGTTTGTTAAGGCCGAGAAAATTTGTCTTTGGCTAAAACCCGACCCAGCTCCTCGAGTCATTCAGCCTAGATCACCTAGGTATAATGTTGAGCTGGGGTGCTATCTTCGGCACATAGAACACAGGTGCTTCGATACGATACACAAGGTCTTCACGGAGACATTCCCATGTCCATATAAAGGCGCTACCGTCTTCAAAGGTTTAACAGCCGATGAAGGTGGCGAAATAATCTCCAATATATGGGGAGAGTTTGATAAGCCAGTAGGTATTGGGATGGATGCTTCTAGGTTTGACCAACATGTATCTAAGGATATGCTTGAATGGGAACACTCTATATATCTGAGTCTATATAAAGGAAAAGACACACGGACGCCGTTAAGGCAATTACTCCGGGATCAGATTAATAATAGAGGTTTGGCTAGATGCCCCGATGGCGAGGTGAAATATAACGTCGAGGGATGTCGTATGTCTGGTGACATGAACACAAGTCTAGGTAATTGTTTAATCATGTGTGCCACTGTTCATGAATTTATGCGTTCGAAGAAGATCCATAAGTACAGACTCATCAACAACGGAGATGATTGCGTGTTGTTTGTTGAGAAAAGGGAATTGAAGCATGCTATGGATGGACTCCCTGAGTATTACACATCTCTAGGGTTCACCATGGCTGTTGAGAAACCCGTTTTTGTGCTCGAGCAGGTAGAGTTCTGCCAGACCAATCCTATCAAGGTCAATGGCAGCTACCGTATGGTTCGCACTCTGAATTCCATCACTAAGGACAGTTATAGCCTGAAACAGATGGACGTAGGTAACATAGCACGTGATTGGGTCTCAGCAGTAGGAACGGGTGGTTTAGCACTAAATTCTGGGGTGCCTGTTTTACAACCATTCTACCAATGCTTCCCAACAAACGGTGTCACCGATGTTTATTCTAGTCAAGGCGTGGGTATGTTTGAATATAAGTTTCATACCCACCGAGAGTCCAAGAGTTCCGAGATAAGTGAAGAAACTCGGTACTCATATTACCTAGCAACCGGATTGACTGCTGACGAGCAGCGAGCCCTGGAGAATGGGTTCACCCCAATTAACTTCACGTGGGGTGATTTTCCCATTTTGCATCCACCACGAATTCATGGTGTATCCAGGGAGTGAAAAACTTGCAATTTTTCACCCAGCTATTATATTGTTGTTTTCTGAAATTTTACTTGTGTTTTGATTTGATTTCATTATGAGCACTGTACCACACTATTTGGCACATCACGCTTACTCTTTTGGTGCAAACTCTGCAGTACGAAACGGTATCTCTACAGCACTTGGTGTCACAGCCCCCATTGTCTATCGATTTGGAGGCGCTTCGGCAGCCGCTCAGTTCGTGGCAGGGGCAACATCACCATATTGGGGTACAGCAGCAGCAGCGGTTAGTGCAGCTCCCTTGATTTACTATGGCGCACAGCAAGCAATTAGCGGTATCAAAAATCTCTTCTGACCTCTCATCGATGGTACATTCTGAGGCAGATCTTAACCGGCTTGCAATGACTGTAGGTAAGATAGCTAGACAAAATCAGAAGGATAGGAAGGCAGGGCCTAGAGTTCCCAAGGCTCCCCGTCCACCTCCTGCGTCTAGAGTCATGGGTCCATTCGCTGGTGTTTCAGAAATGTCACTAGCTCCTGTTTCAGTCGGTAACTCAGTCCGGTCATCCAAACAGAACATCTCTATTCAAGGTGATGTGGTGAGGGTGATCGGGAGGGATTATGTCTCCACTGTTGGGGGCACTTCCGCCGCGTTTTCAGGATGGACCTTTCAGACTGGATTGGGCTTAAGCCCTATTGCGCTCAACGCTTCAGGCCTGCGTGGTTTCTTCCAGAGTTATCAGAAGTATAAGTGGAATCGTGCCGATGCTCATTACATAACGTCTAGTCCAACCTCCCTTGCGGGAGATATATTGTTGTTTCATCATGCTAATCATGGTGGACCTAAGGTTGATCACACTAGCTCTAACTTCCTCTCGTATGCCATGAGCACAGATAATGCGCTTATTGGTCCCCAGTGGACCAATCATTCGATACGGTTGATTGATGGAACTAGGGAGTGGTTTGATACGGATGTCCTAAATGCTGAGGACGTCCAGCATCAAGCTGATGGGGAACTATTGGTTTATACCAAGAATACCACCAACGGTACCGCTCCAGACCCTCCTGGGTATTTGTTGATTGATTATGATATTTCGTTTAAGTCTAGAATGTTGAATTCTCGTGTCCAAACTCTTCCCAGTGGTCTGTTTAAGTGGAATCCTGCGTGTGCTGAGTACGGTGCTGGTCCCGTTGTTGCCGGAGATGTCTTCCGGTGTGCCGGAACAGGGACCAGCAATTATACCGGCGTTGCCAATACTGCATTTCCTGGTATTGCTGTTGGCGACGTGTTCCAAGTGGTTTTCGATTTATCGAATGCAACTACCACAAATTTCAGTTTTGTTACAGGGGTGAATTACATGGTATCCCTTAACACTGCTGCTAATACTGGTATTTATGCTAATTTTCCAATTGCCACTGGAACTACAGTTTACGCGCAGTGTACCTCTGCAGCCTCTGGAATGCAGTTTTGTTTCTTCCCAACGTATCCTGCTGTGTTTGCTGGGAGTCCTTTGCGCTTTGCTACATCGGCCACACCGACATTTACGTGTGCGTTGCAGTATTGTTGTGTTGGATCTTCTAGCACCGTTTACACTCAGGCCAACATTGGTTAAAGTAGTAATAAAATACAAAAAACAGAGTGCAATTGTTGCCCTTCGGGGAATAAAAATTAAGCTGGGAAAAACAAAAATAAGCGCTGTGCTTTAGTGTCCAATTCAGTGTACGGAAGACCCTGTACTGTTTGCAAGACAGTGGTGAAAAGCAGGGCGCACTGGACGTAGCTTTAGCAACTAGTCACAAGGGATCAGGTAAGGGTGAAAGGGTGCGGTAAGAGCGCACCGCGCGTCTGGTAACAGTTCGTGGCACGGTAAACTCCACCCGAAGCAAGACCAAATAGGCCCCTATTGGCGCGGCCCGCG